TTTATATCTGAAATCATCAAATTCTTCCCATCTACCATTATCACCTTGTTGTGGATATTTATTTTTTAATCCAATGATATAATCACACTCCTCTTTGGTGAATAAGATTGATTGTGATAACATATATTATCCTAAATGCTTTGCTTTGATTCGGGCTACTACCTCATTTAAAGCTAATGAAATTTTATCTTTAAGTTCACTTCCTATAGGAGATATTTTAGTAGTAATAGTTTGGTTTGGTCTTTCTATTTTTTTCTTAGTTGCCATAATATTGTATTTTTATAATTTATCTTTTTCCTACTCTAAATCCACCACCACCGCAGCCTGAACAATAAGTTGAACGACAATAGTATCCACAATACCTCCACGGACACCAACATGAGTTGTGCATTATACCAAATAATCCATCTCCAATATCCACTAAGAATAAATCCGATGGTTCAAAATCTAAAGCGTATATTGTTTTATGTGTATATTCCATTTCCAATGATGTAATCAATTGCGTTGATAACTCATTTGTAGTAGGGTCAATTAAAACCAATTTATCACCGACCACCATTTTGTTTACCTTATCCCATCTCGTAGAAATTGAACCAGATTCTTCGAAATAATATGTACACGATGGAGAATCAGTCCATGTTGTTCCATTTTCTAATGTAACTCTAATGTAGATAGTTTCTACAGATGCAGATTGTATCATTTCTAATTGTCCAGATGCATCAACTAAACTAGCACTAGTTTGTTGCAATGTACCATCCCATCCTAATATTGTTATATTTCTATCACCTGAAGGAGATGTTCCGTTTAAATCTGTAAAATCTATTGATTTAATATAATCTCCTAGTTGTAATGTATCTACATCTTTTAACGAACCACTATAATCTAAAATCATTGAATCATCATCGGTGTGATAATCAATTTCACCCTGGCCTCCCAGTGGTTTATTGATATATTTATATCTCGTCTTTTGATTCAATTTATTACTCCCACTTACAAATTCATTTTCAAAGAAATCTAATGGAACAATACTTGAATTTCTATATCCTCCCATATGAATTGTATCCAATTCCGGTCCGTATATTATATCAATACTTCGTATTATATTCCATCTACCATCTAAAATATTAGCATCATCATACACAAATTCTTGCACCAAATTATTATTTGTTTCTAATATACCGGCTTTTAATTGATTTAATTCATCCTCATTTGTTATTGAATATAAAGCGGGTAACTCAGCCTGCTCATATACAGGGTATCTGTGTTTTACTAAAACATTTGGGTGTAAACTACTACTATAATCTACTGATAGTGTATCAAAATTAATTCCAGTGGTTTCAAAATATGTTTTTGGGATATATTCCGAAGTATGCATTAAATTAAAAAACTCAAACTTATCCGCACAATATGTTTCATCTACTAATGCAGTTGTATCATATGATTGTCTTAAAATAAATCTATTTGGAATATCCTCTACATATGGTACAGTAATTGAATTATGAGGTACAACATATGGAAAGTATGATATACCCAATTCTTCACATTTTTCCTTTATGATAGCTTCAAATCTATATGGGTTTTCAATCGGTACATGAGAATCGGCTTCGGTATAAATAAAGTGAAATTCAGTTATATTGTTCGATGTAATTACATTAAATAATCCATCATAATCTAACAAATCAGCTCCATCGTTGTATATGGTAGTATTAGTGTTAATTTCTAAAATCTTAACCGAATCATTCTGCTCTAATAAATCAGTACCTATAATCGTTCCTTTCATATATTGTTGTTTATATATCTATATATATTATAGAAGTGTTTTTTTGTGTTTCATACCTATATAAGTATTGTACTTTTTATCAATCTCGTCCCACTTTTCCAATGGACAGGGGTTAACCTTACCTGAGAATATCTTCTTATCTATCGGACATCCACATCCATTACAATAGGCAGTCCATTTCTTTTTTTCTATAAGTTCAACATATTCTTCACATGGTTTTGTTATACCATCACCCCTACATATACGAGCTCTTTCATCCGCCTGTTGTTGTCGTTCAATAGTTGGGTTAATCGATGTAACCCACGCATCAAATACTTCTTTAAAATTAAACATTTTTATAATAAAGTTTTAATTTGTTTTGGATAATCGTAGAAATTATAAATACTATCATATGTTTCCATAAATTCCTGATTCATTTCTATATTACATTCAAAGTGTTGGCTGCCATTTGATTTTTCTAATTTAAATTCCTTATTCAATTTATTGGAAACCCAATCCTCTAATTCGTACATTTTATCGAACTCAAACCATATAATCGAACTATCATTATTATGCCAATGAGAGGTAGGATTTATTAATATATAAATCATAGTCATCATATACCAATCTTGATATTTTATCAATCCATTATCATTAAAGAATTTATTTAATACTTCCATCTTAGTAGTATCAGAAATCAAATCTTCTTTTTTGTAAAAGAAAAGATTTTCTAGCTTAATACCCTTCAATATATCGGTGACATTAGATGGATATCTATCATTTACTAAATCTATTACATGTTTCCAAAGTGAAATAAATCTTTCATGCCTATTTCTTCTAACTGATATTATATCATATTGGTATCCAAATTTTTTTCTCAAATCCGTTATTCTTTCATGTGCGTGCACTATTTTATCCGCTATGGTTTCATTATCTAATGTTAAATCTAGATTAATATTCCATTTACCAAATAGTGGTTCATCGTGATGTGAGATATCTAAGTTATTTTTGAGACATGTTATATAAAAAGAAGTGGATGCACATCTAGGTAAACTAAGATATATAAATTTATTATCAACTAACATTATATTAAACTATTTGTTTTTTTAATCATTTCAAACCCAACATTCCCGGCTATAACTATTCTATCTTTGGTAGATTTTCTAGCGGAAGCAGGAACATGTGGAACATATCCTTCCATTATAATTATGTCGTTTTCCTTTGGTAATATACTATGAATTGCACCATTCATTCCTCCTATATACAATACACCATCATTTCCTTCCAAATTATCCGGCATTTGAACATAATGAACATATGTATAATCCGGTCTAAATACTTTATTCTTTTTATTTAAATCCGTATGAGAATGCATTTCAATTTCATTATCTTGTAGGAAATTAGGTTGCTTAGGATTCTTTGCGCGAACAACATTAATCCACGCATCGGTGTTTACTTTATTAAATGGTAATTTCATATTCTCATTGAATAACGTAGTACATACATCTATTCCTTTTTTTATGATATTATGTATTTTGGTTTCAATTACAAACGTTCCATCGAAGTTTATATTTCCATTCCATTCATTGAAGAATCCAAAATTATCTCCAGGTACATCTCCCATTTCTTCCATTATAGATGCACACTCTTTTAATACATCATCCTTTATATCGGATATATCAAATTGAGTTCTCCATACATAAGTTTCATCATCAAAATATATTTTCTCCATAACCTTTATATTAATTCTTTTTTTAATAGTTTTTTATTTTTTCTATAAATCATAGAATAATTATTTACAAAGAAAGTTAGTTCGTTTTCGGAAACATCTTCTAGTTTTAATAGTTCCAACAATTCAAAATCAGTTTTAGGTATTAGATTATTATTTTCGTCTAATATTTCTTTTAATTTTGACGGAACTGGCATATTAAATGAATCTTTCCAAAATGGAGTATCCATTCTTTCACATAGATAATGATAACGGATGAACATTAAATTTTGCTCATTAATCTGATAGCACCATTTATTAAACATATCCTTATATCCCTCATCAAATCCACAATCTATTAATCTCTTTAACTGCATAATAGTTGACATAAGAGATGTTGCTTCCAATGGTTCTATAAATCCATATGATAACCCAACTGATATCGAATTACCAATCCAACTTTTTTTATGAGTTCCAGGCTTAAAATCAAATATCTTTTGTATCTTTATTTCCTTTCCTAAATAATTCTCAATTTCAATTTTTGCATCTTCAACCGATTTATATTTTTCGTTGAATACATATCCACAACCCCATCTATGTTGAAGCGGTATCTGAAACATCCAACCTGCATCCATAGAAATCATTTTAGAGAATGTTCTATCATTCTGAGTGTATTTGTTACTTTGTGGCAAAAAGAACCCGAATGCTTTATTTAAAAGAAGATATTTTGAATAACTAACCCATTCTTCTTTATGAACTCCATCTATTACAATTCTAGCAAATCCACTGCAATCAAACACAAAATCTAAATCAATAACACTATTATCATCTAATTCTAAGTTGATAATAGTTTCATCTGTATTATTAATATTAACTATGTTACCATCAACCCATTCAACTCCTCTATTGATTGCAATCTCTTTAAAATATTCGGCAACAAGTCGTGCATCAAAGTGATATGCATAATGTTTTCGAAATGGGTTTGGCTCTTGACCGGTAAACAAATGTTTTGAAGTTATTCCATTACCTGTCCAATTTATAAACTCTAACCCACCCTTACTAGTTGATTTAGTTCTACTATAAAATTCCGATTGGTTTATACCTAATAGAGTTAGTATCCCTCCAAAATTAGGAGTCCCACCCTCACCTGCTCCCAATATTCCAATCTTAGAACTCTCTATTAAAGTAACCTTAGTGTTTTTCCAAAATTTATTAACAACTAAGGCAGTTAACCACCCAGCTGTCCCACCTCCTATTATAACAACTTTTTTCATAACAATCTTTTTTTAAGTTTAGATGAAGGCCACGCATTCATAGAATATCTTATACCAGATTCAACTTTATCAACACTATGTTCTATATTAGAATCGAATACAAATATACTACCTTGCTTTTTAGGAACTGAGTGTTTAATTTGATTTACATTGTACATAACATCTCCCCCTTCATAATTATCATTTAATTGAATTATTATAGTAGAAGTTGCGCCATATATTACTTCATGTGAATCTTTGTGCCAATCTAAAAAATCCCCAGATTCATATTGATTAAATGTATATTTTTCAATATGAGTGTATTCTACTCCATTAAAAATTTTCAAACTATTCAATAAAGATACCAATGTATCGGTTAATTTGATGAAGACAGATTCCTTAATATCATCTTCAATATAGTAACTTCCTTTTCGCTTATTACCATCCCATAATATACCTTCGGATACTACTTCACCATTTACAATTTTACTAGAATACATAATTTGTAAATCAGTATGTAACCCTCTTTCTATAAGCAATTCACATTCTTCTTTACTTAATACATCTTCTATAAA